GTAGCACTCATTATTAAGTCTACCAAGTTAGATGTCTTGGGTGCAAGCAACTTACTAATTATATCAAAGGTCGGTCGAAAAGGTAACACAAGAGGGTCGCCTTCTCCTCCTTTAATAAAATAGGTCTTCAGAAATTTTGGGCCAACTAACTCAAGCTCTCCCACACGATTATAAGTCGACAAAAATTCAGTGTGATCAAGCTGATCTTGAATTATGCATCCGAAATACTTCTCCGAAAACAAAGCAAATTGCTTCTCATTCATCACTTTCTTAAAGATTCCGGGGTAACAATACAAATGGTCATCACCATAAATTCCTATTGCTATCAACTTCGATGCCACTGCTCGCATCAAACGGGAAGCCAATCCTGGATGCTTTTCCATCAAGTACACCAAAAAAAAACAGAACATAATTAAAGTGCACCAAGAGCCCGCTGGGGACGTCTCAGGACCGCCCGAATATAAGACACCATTTATTATTGACCACAGTCCATTAATATGATGAGTCGGCTTCAAAACCATATTAAACATAGCTTCTGCATTAGCGCGAATGAATAAAAATTTCTCTTCTTCAGTCATCTTATCCAAATCATAATAAAGACCATTCGACGCCTGATACAACATCAACAGCCAATCCATGATATGCTTATCATGTTGAAAGTAATCGCCCTCTGACCAACACATTCCGGGAACATTATAATTCATATATTCCGCGAACTGCTGTGCGCCTCCATGCCACCATGAACGTCCAATATTGATAACATTTCCACGCTCAATCAACATCCGATTCTTGTTTATCCACATTCCATGATACGTATGACGCATACCACACATGAAGAAAGTTCGTTTCTTAGTTCGCATCTTCCTCAAAGATTCTTGAGTACCAGAATATTTAACACGACGTTCCGATTTTATCTTTGTATCATTATAATTATCCAATGGTATGTCAATTCTCTCTAACACAGTACGCGTGACCCAATCCAAATGATCTCGTGCTACTGAGGCCAATTGTAAAGCTTTTTTTCCATTAACAGTCCCTTTCACTTTATGACCTCCCACTTCAAATTCTAAGGAGGTTGGCCCAGGTCGTAGCCCTGACGATGACATCAGTCTCATTTCTGTCATCAACCGAGCTGGGTTATAATTAAAAGGTATACGCCCAAATGACTCGCGAGTTCCTAACATATCATAGGCCATATTCATTGCTCGCGGCAACAATTTCATCATGTAATCATGCTCAGAACCACGCCAACTATTATTAACTGAATAGTCTTCAAAAGACTGATTAGCATCATGAACATCATAATCTTCTTGTGTGTTCATCCAATACGGATATGGACCGTTATTTCCGAATACAAAATGTGACAAAGACAATTTTCGCATACACATATCTGACAAGGTTAATATTTGTCCTTGATTTATATTATCCTCATCTCTATGCCAAATGTTACGCTCTACTGACACTCCTGGCACCAATTGGTCAAGGTACCATCGATCAATTTCTTGTATCTCAGAAAGCCACTCTGTCATATCAGCCCGGTCATTGTGTGGCAACGATGAATTAACATTGATCGGTGGTCGTATTATCTG